GAATTTTTGTACCCATCCAATATTTTCGTGAACAGCTGACAAAGATACAACTCCGAGAGTCGCTCCAATTGTTGTGATTGACTGAGTTTCTGAAATTGCAAGAGCAGCTCCGTTCGCTCCTCCGTCCTCTCCTAAGATAACAGTCACATTTGGACTCGCTAAAGTGGTTAAGTCAGATAAAGCGGCAATTGTTGCCACGCCTTGAAAGTCAGCCGCGTAAATCACGTGTAGTGGCTTGTGGTCAGCTTCTAAATTTGTGTAACTAGCTTGTAACGTTTGAACGTTTGCAGTTGCAAAAGCAATTTGATCGTAAACAGCTATTTGTCTGATTTTTCCGTCAGAGAAGTTTTGAACTGTCTCAATTACAGAGTAGTCAATTGCTACTGAGTCAAAAAGTCCAATAAACAAGTTTCCTTGAGGTTGGATTCTGAAATATTCGCTTACATGATACCATGTCAAGCCAGTTGTTGCAGACCCAGCCGCCAAACCTAATTGCTCAGCCTCTTGTAATGAAAATACTTGTTTTATTCTGTCAGTTGACGAAAAGCCACTAGGTAGATTCGCGTTTGTGTAATATTGGACAAAACCAGAGATGTGATCCTCTCCAGCTAAAGCACGACCCAAGCCGCCTTGTCCTTTTATGAATTTAATGTCATTTAATGCCATTGTAAATCGGTTTTAATTGTTATTTTTTCTTTTTAGCCTTTGGCTTTGATTTTGGCTTTGTTTCAATTACCGTCTCAGTCTTAACCTCAACAGATTTCTCAACAGTTTCCTCAATCATTTCGTAAACTTTTAAAGCTGGTCTGTAATTTGCCGCGTGAGATTGTGCTTTTCCTCTTGCGTTTGATCCAACAAAAGCGTTTCCGTCAGATGTTGCAAAAACAGGCTCTCCAGATTTTACGTGGATTGAATGTTTCTTTTCAGACTCTTTTTTGCTTACTTCTTTTCCTGTGTATTTCATAACGTTACCAGTTAGTAAAATGTATAAAATAGAGGCTGAACATTTGTCCAGCCTCTTTTTTTTATGCTTCTTGAACTATCGCTCCAACTCCAGCAATGTCAGCTCTCAAAATTGCAGAACCATAAATTGCCATTGCAGAGAAAACGCTTCCGTACCACTCAGGAACGTCAGTATCTCCGAAAGTTTTAATACCTTCTAAAGCTCTTGCAACAGTTGAACGTTGCCAAGCGATACAACCTAAATTGTCTGTAACCGCTCCAGCAGCTCCAACCCTTCATAATTTTGAAACCGTATAACTCAGTAATAACTCCTTTCTCTAAAGAGCTTTTTTCCATGAAATCACGGCTTAATAATGCTGTGTCATCAAATAATTGATAAAACATGTCAGAGTTTAACAATAAAAATCTATCGTTTGACGGAGCGTTTTGATTATCAAATCTCTTTGCTAAGTTTCTCACGTCAACTTTGTCAAGTTTTTTTCTTGTCCCTGTTGCTGTTGGTGCTAAAGCGTCAGAAACTAAAGCTCCAGACGTTCTCACGATATTAGCAGCTTGAGGAGTTCCAGAAACCGCCCAGTCAAATGCTGTCTGGTCTCCGATTCTGTCGTTCATTGCGTCCATGTGAGCAGCCAAAATTGACTGTCTTTTGTTGTAAGACGTTTGAGTTTCGTCAATGTCTCTCACAACGATTGGATCAGTTGTAAACTCGTTTAACAAGTAAGTTAATTCAGAGTCAGTTCTTTGAGCTGCAACAGCTGGTAAAACAGAACGATTAATCTCAACGTTTGGATTTGCTCCAGATTGAGGAACATGTACTACTTTATTTGCTGCAAATGCAGACTGGTCAACTGACATTGTCACAAATTCGTTATTAGCGAATAAGTTTTCTTTGATGTCGTTTGCCCAGATTTCAGTTTGTAAAGCCATTTTTTTTCTTTTTTATAAGGGTTTTGTAATTATTTTATTTTTTTGGTAAAACGTTGTAAGTCGCTTTGAATAATTCAGAATAACCGTCAAAGTCATTTTTAATCATTTCTTTTAAAGCGTTTGGATCTTTTTTCTCGAAATCTCTAATTGTCCACTCTTTACGACTGTTTTTGTCGTCAGCATTGTTGTCAATTGCGTCAACTAATCTCGGACGAGCTGGTTGAACAGACTCAAGGATTGAATTGAAAGCCTCTGGAGTTTCAGCGTTCTCAACAGTTTGAACAGTTGCAACAGCTTTAAGCTCTTTTAATTCGTTTTGAACAGTCTCAAGAGTTTCTTTTGTCTCTTTGTGAGCGTTTTCCTCAGTTTCCAAAATCTCTTTTGAAAGAGTTTCGTTTGCTTTAATAGCATTTAAAACAGACTCCTCGTTTGATTCGCTGTTTAAGTTTAAGTGATTTGAAAGTAAATTCATTTTAATTGTTTTTGGTTTTTCTTCAAAATTATTGTTAACTAAATTCAATAAATCAGTAGGACTTATTGAGTTTTTTATTTTTCGTTTTGTTGAGATTATCTCGTCAATGATTCCATTTTTGAGGGCTTCTTTTGCAGTCATGAATGTCGTTTTGTTCATCATGTCGTCAATTTCGCTTGACTCAAGACCCGTGTTGTTTGTGAAAATGGTCATTAAAGACTGTTTGATGCTTTTTAACATGCTCTTTTGCTCTGGAGTGTTTTCGATGTCTCCAGAAAATGACGGATTGTGAGTCATTGTCTGACTAAAATCAACAGCCTTTCTTTTTGCTCCTGACGCCAAAACCCATCCAGCCGTTGAGGCTGCAATCCCTTCGTTTATGGTTGTGATTTGTGTTTTTGCGTTTCTTATTGCCGAAACAATGCCGAAACCCTCGAAAACTTTTCCTCCAGTTGAGTTGATTCTTACATTTATATTCTCAAGACCTAAAGAGTCAAGGAAATTCAGCTCATTAACAAAACTCTGACCAGAACCGTTTTCAATAGTTGAAAAAAGGTTGATGTCAGCCGTTGTTTCGCTTTGATTTGTTATGTGTAAAAAAGACATGTCACAAATATAGTGACAATGTTATCTGAAATTAAAGAGATTTGACCTTGTATTGTCGTCTTGTCGAGACTATTTCCTCAAGTCTCTCTCGATTGTCCTCTCTGACAAATAAAGCTCATTAGAGAGCTTCTTTATAGCTTTGATTGTGTTTTTACTTTTATTGACAACGTTTTTGACGTGTTCAGCCCTTTTGTCTAGTATTGTTTTAGGCTTATTCATTAAACTATCTCTTTTGCAGTTCTGACACCCTCAACCGTCACTGGGTCAATTATAATCTCTTTATTTACGTCAAGAGTTGTTGCAGTTACTTTCAGACGCCTCCTGTTGTGAATGTTTGCCGTGTCGTCTGTCATTGTTATTTTATAGGACTGTTGCCATACTTGAATATTGTCATGGTCAATATCTTGTTGTTCTCTTGTCCTTGTAAATCCAATATTCATGTCAGTTAACGCCTTGAAAAACTTGTCAAGCAAGTCAAAAATTGCCAAGTCCTCAGTCGCTAGACTCTCAACCCCAATGTGAAAGGTTGCTAAAAGGTCGCCTTGCTGAGAACCTCCTGTTGTTGCTAGATAATCAATATTTTCGTATTGCATGAAAATAGCTGGATAAGCAAACGCGTTTTCGTCAGCTTCATGCTCAAATTGATTGTTAAAAAGTCGAAAAGTCTTAATGTCGTTTTTCAACTCGTCCTCAATCATTGTTTTAATAGAGAGATAAATGTCTTTTTTGAGGCTCATAAGTTTATTGCTTTTTTGATTTCGTGTTCAATTCGTTTTGCAAGTCCTTTCTCCAAAATTACAGAATTTCCAAGAAATTGACGCTTTTTTTGTCGTCCTGTTCCGTTGTTGTGGTAATTTGCGTAAGGAATACCAACAGACGAGATTCTGACTTGCTTTTTTGTTGTTTTTGTCCGTCTAATTGACTTTTTCAACATTCCAGTGTCGGAAAGTATCTTTTTGCCGATTGATCTCTTTGTTTTTTACGTCTAGCCCATTTTGAAAAGCCTCTGTCTGTGAAACCTTGTTTTGCAAAACTAAGCTCAAAAAACCGCCTTGCTCTCTCTCCTATAATTTTAGGAACATTATTTTTCAGATGCTTGTCGGCTCTGACAAGGTCATTAAAATCAAGTTTCTTTTTCCTTTTACTTCCCACTATTTAGTTTTTTTGTTTCTTGAATTTCTTTGGTACTTTGTTGTAAGGGTGTTTGTCATTAAAAACAGTCTTTCTTTTTCCAGAGTTTCCGTCAAATACTGGGTCAAGTTTTGGAACTTTCCTTTTGCTGAGGTTTGTCTCTGTTCCTGTCTCTCTCTGAACAACATCACAACGACAACGCCAACCGTTCGGAGGCATAAAAGAGTCCCAGAAAGGGTCATCTACTCTCTTTACAACCCCATTAATTGCCGCGTGTTCGCTTCGCACTCTTGAGTCTCCAAGCGTTTCGTATTTTAAGAAAGGAAAAATGTCTTTTTCCTCCTCGATACGTTCCCAGTCAGCCGCTCCAGTTGCCATGTTTATGCTGGTAATATATTCAGCTTGTAACCAGTTTGAATTGTATTGGTCATTTATTACGTCAGC